CCAAACGCGCGGGAGACTTGAGCGATCGAGGCGACGCCCTTACCTTGAGCCTCAGCCTGTCCCTGGAATCTTGAGTTCAACTGCTCGATGACTTTACTGAGCTTCTCGCCCTTAGACGCGTTTTCGTCGACATCGATGCCGTAGCGCTTGAGCATGTTGTTCGAAGTGCCAATGGACTCCCCGACAACCTCGAAAGCGTTGGCGACATCGATACCTTGAGCGGCCGCGAAGTCAGCGACTGCGGTCGTGAGCTCATTGGTAATCTTAGTCTGGCCGAGAAACGACTGCGCTATGCCCTGACCTTTATTGATCAAATCGGCGTCCATTCCTGTGAGTCGCTCGATCGCATCGGCCTGAGCCTCGTAGCTCTCAAGGAGCTCCTTGGAATAGATCCCTTGGTTTTGAAGAGCGGCGGTCAGGCTGTTTGTGACAGCCTCCTTTTGGCCGAACGCTTTAACCGAAAGGAAAACTTCCGCAGTGAGAGCGGCGAACGCAAGCGCGGATACCTGGGCGACTTTTGCCGAGCTCTCGGAGAGGTCTTCGGTTTTCTTCTGAGCTTCGTCGAGCGCCTCTTTGTAGTCCTTTGCGTCGCCCGAGATCCGTATCAGAAGTTCGCTTGCGTCACTCATTTCGGCTCAGTTCCTTGCGTTTTCTCTCTTGCGCTTTCAGTAGCTCCGCATGCATGAGAGCCTCATTCTCTTTACTGACCGCTTCGGGCGGCGTTAGCTCCTCGATTGACGGAAGCTTTGCTCCATGAAGGCTGGCCGTTGTCCTGAGCTCCGAGTACCGACGCCGCTCGATCGCATCCATCGCGAACGTGATCTCCCTTAAGGTACGACCTCGGATGTACTCGAAGGTCCATCCGTACTCGTGAGCGAGTCGGTCGAAGATTGCTCCCCAGTTTTCAGGCTCTTTTTTTTTAATTCATTCTCGACAACTTGCTTAACGAGAGGATCAGATCCCGTGAACGCGGCGCCGAGAGCGCCGATGATCGCAAGTTCCTCAGTGACCGATGTCACTGCTTTCCGGAAAGCCTCGGGGCCAGACACCCTCCGTCTGACCGGCTCTCCATCAACGCCGATCGCCTCCTCGAGATCGCGAGCGGCAAAATCCGAGCGGTCAACGAGAAGAAGCATCACGATGTCCGCGAGAACTCCCCAGTCACGCTTCTCAAAAGCCTCTTGCACCTTGGCTTCGTTCGAGAACCTCCTTCGAAGCCAAGTGCGGTCTTCGATCGAGGGATGGCGAAGCGCATAGGCCTTGCCGGTGGACGAAAGCGTGAACTCGGGTTTTTCTGGAATGACGTCTTCAAGCTTCATGATTTGACGGTAAGAGACGGACTGCTCTCCGCAAGGTCCAGCGTTGTTTTTGAGTGGTTTCTGTCATACAAAAATAGAATGCGAAGAAAGCCCGGCCGCCCGAAATTAAGAAACCCGCGAAACGTCTTGTTGCAATTCCGCGTGACCGCGCGCGAGTCGGCTCGAATTCGCTGGCTAGCTCGGACTTACGCCGAGGGTGATTTAAGCGATTGGCTCAGACATGCGGCTCTCTCGGCCGAGCGCAAGTATCTAAAGAAAAGGGGCTGAGAGCCCAAGAGGAGAAGGCTCCCAGCTCCTGCGGAGGAACGGGTCGATCAAGCGGTTTGAATATAGCGCGCTTTGTAAACGCCGTTGCGATCGGAGTCATAGAGCGCTCGAGCGCTGACTTCCGCTTCGCTATATGCGTTTTCCTTGAGGCCGATCGGGAGGCCTGCACCTTTGCAGCGGTACACATCAAGCTCAAAGAGCTCGCCGCTGCCGCGCTTCTGGGCCATCGCGATACAGCCAAACTCCGGGAACGATTGGCCGGAGGCACCAACGACAACCTCCATCGATCGCGAAGACGGCGGCTTCACTTCAAAGGTCGCGGTGTCTCCGGTCGTCATGCCGATTGTTCCGGATCCGCCCTCGAGTCTTAGGCCGAGGTCGGCGATGTCAGTGTCTCCGCCCGACGTGATAGTTTGAGATGCGGCCACTTTCAAGAGGTCCGTTGTGTAGGTAACATCGGTACCGCGAGTGAAGTCAGCATCACTCATTGCGTAAACATCGACGGCGGTTGAGCTCACGGCTTTCAAGAGGTACTTCGTGAACTTTAGGTTCGCAGCGCCTGTCGAAGGAATCACGCTCACCGCGTCGATACCGGTCGAAGCCTGGAGAACCGAGGTCCCATATTTATTTGCGAATCCAGAGACTGCGCCGGCAGCATTAGCGCCCGAGTCAGTGGGCGCAGCGCCAAGGAAAAGCTCAAACATCCAGCTTGCGTACTCCTTAAAGGAGAGCGAGAGTTCGGCACTGATTGTGCTCTCTTCAACGGCCCACGGAAACTTCGATGAACCTCCGGTAAGCTCTTGAAGCTCACCGCTGAAGTTTGCCGAAAACTGGCCGATGACCTTTGCGATACCGTAGGCTTCGCCGGTCGAGCGGTTGTAGGGGCTGATCGAGTGGACTCCGTAAAGGATTCTTGGTTGCGACAAACTCATTTTAAAAACTCCTTATTCGATTCAGTTCAAGCGATCGTCACGCGCACTCGAATGCCGACCTGTTGTAAGTGATACTGCGGCTCCAGAGGATCAATGACCCCGTCGAAAGTGACCTTAGGTCCTTTTGCGATTCGGTCCCAGGCGCCCGCAAACACGTCTTCGATCGCGCGTTGATACCGGTACATTCTCTTCCAAAGGTTAGAGTCCTCACCGCTATTCGCAATAACCAGAGCCACATTTACTCTGTAGGTCTTAGCCTGTGCCGGACCATTCGACAAAACTTCAGGCGACTCGTTTGCGCCGATGTAGACATACGGGTCATAGTTCGCAACGCGCTCGTTGAGCGTCTGGATGAAGTACCCGTCACTCGGAACCGGTTTGAGAGTAAGGCTATCGCCCTTCTCAGCGGTTACCGCGGTGAGAGCGGCTGACAGATTGGCCTTGAGATACTCCTCGACGGCGCCCAGGAAGGTTTCGATATCATACTGGGCCATCACACCTCTCCCACGTCAAAGCCCTGCTGTTTGAGCTTTTTCAAGACGAAACTGTTGAGAGTGTTCAGCCAGCGCTCAAGACGCCCGACCTGGTCGGAATCCGCGAACCGCTTTGCTTCTGGACCTATGAAAACAAACTTCCTTTGCGGGATCTTTGTCCTTGGCCGGTTCGACTGATGGAAGACGGCGTATGGAAGCATGGCGCTCTCAACACCCATCGTAAGGACGCGATTCTCGAAAATTCGCGTGACGTTCCCGCGCGCACCCTGAGTACTCGCCGCCTCTTCAAGTGCGCCGGTGCGCTTAAGAATCGGGTAAAATGGCCGGAGCTCTCTGATCCGCTTATCCTTCGTGCTTTGCGCAAGGTCGGGATATTGACCAGGGCCCTTCAGCTGCCAAATGGCTTTTTGCGATCGGTAGAAGTCCTTTGCGATCAGATTCAGCGGTACGCGAAGGTCATTCGTTACGGCCTTCGCCCTGGCGAGTGCCGCCTGGAATTTCTGGTCGTTTTCGATCGAGTAAGAGATCATGGGTCACCATTGATCTTCGTTACGTTTGAACTGATGCTCTTGGTTCTCGCTAACGTTTATCGATTTCACACCGCCAGAATTGAGCATCGAAGCTCCCGGAAGCAGGATGCGTCCTTCGATAATATCGGTGAGCATCGCGAGGGCGTCTTTTCGAAGATTCTTTTGAACCGCTTGCCCGGTGTCCGGCGCCTGCAGCTTCGTCTCTAAGATATGTTTACAGCGGTCCGCAACAAGCCATACAGCGACCTGCTTCAAAACGGTAAGGGCATTGGCGGCCGTTACCGGCACGACATACTTAACGCCAATGCGAGAGTCGATCTCCTGGGCAGCCTGAGCGATGAACTCCGTCATTTTGGTCGACGTGATCACCGTCGTGCTACTCACCTCAAGAGATCGAAACTCAGCCTGTACGTCCGAAGTCGTGCAGTATGCCATTAAGCGTTAGCTTCCTTTCCCTGACCATTTTTCTTCTTATTCGACTTGTTCGACTTTGGCTTTGCCGACGCGGGAGATAGCTCGCCTTTTTCGTCGCCACCGTCTTCGTCGTTACTGGGGTCCTGATCGGCCGAGATATGACCCGACGTTTGGAGCACGGGCCCTTGAGGATTTACCGCTGCAGGCCCCTCATCGATCGGTCGGATAAATCCCTTCTCGAGTGAATGTTCGCAAAAATCGACAAGTGAGCCTTTTTTTACAAGACCGTCGCCGATGTCATAGTTGCAATTCGCAATGTACCTTTTCATGATGTCCTCCTCTTGATTTTTCTTTCAAACTTACGGGAAGCAGCGGAAGTTTTGCAGATAGAACGCCTCAAAGTCGTTCGATCCGTTCATCGTTCCGTTGAAATCGAGCGTGTTCTTCTCAACTTCGTCGGCATCCGCGGTGACCGTTGCACGAGTCGTCTCATAGGCGCCAGCCACCGTGGAAAACACAAGATGTCCGGCATAATCCATGCACCGCTGCATCCCGAGCTTTTCGCCGTATCCGACCGACCAAGTGGCGGCAAAGGTGCCCGACTCGCAATCCGCAGCCCAAGAGACCGAGGTCACGGTCTTAAACGCCTTGGTCCCGGTTGTAGCCGTGTTCGCATTCGCGGCGAACGCAAAACCTTCGGTGATTGCTTGGCCGAAGATATTCGTCCCGGTCACCGTGACCGTGCAGGTCTCGATGTCTGTGGTCGTGCCCCCGGGAGTGATCACGAGGTTACGAGGCAGGTCGGGCTGTGCAACAAAGGTTGTTGCGGTCGCGACCGCGGCTGAGGTTGCTCCGGCATGCGCGCTTAGAACGTCGGCGGTTCCGGCGGCAGCGGGGTTTGTGAATGTTTGCTTTTCGATCAATTGCTGAGTGGCAAGCTTCATGTCCCTACGCTCAACGCGCAAAGGTACAGCTTCCGCAATCAACGGAGCGACAAGGGTCGCCGCAATCAGTAACAGAGTTGTCATTTTCATCGGTTCGCTTCCTTGTTTGAAGTCTAGCCTCTTTAGTGGGGCCCGCGCCGAACACCGGCGCGGAACCGCTCAATGATCAGGTCAATTCGCTTATGCGGCGACAGCGTCCTTGATTAGGTACAGACCACCGGTGGCTTGCGAGGTCAGGAGCATGTCGTACTCGTCTGTGCAAAGGACCGCAGTCGAATCGGGCGGGTTGTTCACCGACCATTTGCGAACCTGCCGCGGAGACGAGCCCTTCAGGCGAACCTGGTACCCGGCCGACACTTGGCCGACCTGAGGCTTCTCAGGAAGCACACCGTAAACAATGTGATTACCCCAGATGTTCGCAAGAACGTCGGTTTGACCTTCCTTAGCGGAGTTGTATTTTGCTCCGCCGACCAGGATGCGCTCGACGCCGAGCGCTTCAGCGAGCTCCGAATCATTCAGCTTCGCGCCGGGCTGGACCTTACCGCGAATGAACTCGATGATCGCGGGGTGCCGGCGGAGGATCCGGCGGACCTTGTTGTTCATGATCGCCGTGTTCGGCTCAACACCTACGGCGTCTTCGATCGTGGCGATCGCGGTCTCAAACTTTGCCAGCGGATCCGAGTTTGCGTAGTCGCTAAACTGCGCAGCACCCGAAAGCGTCACGTTCTGAGTAACCACCGATGTGCTCGTCAGCGAATCAGCAACCGACTTCTCTTTTCCGATCTGAAGCACCAGGCCGAGGGTTTCGGTCTCTTCTTTTTGTGCGTCAAACGGATCTTCGACGTTTTTCTCGTCGCGCGGAGTTACCAAGCCTTCAAGGCCATGGCTCTCGATTTCAAACGAGTCCGTGCTGCGGACGATGACATCGATCCGGCGAGCGGCACCTTTACCGCCCATGATCGTGTTTTGAATACGAAGATGCGCGTTGGTGAGCTTTCCGAGCTTACCGCTGTACTGAGAGTGTTGGACTTGGGCAAAGACCTGATCGGCGATGAAACCGACCGGGCGGAACGACATCAAGACCCCGGTGAGGAGCTTATCGATCTGGGCCTTCATTTGAGTTGGCATGAAATTCTCCTGTGTTCGTTTTCAAAAAAATTGAACGTAATTAGTTCTCACCAAGTCTTACGACTCAGTTGCGGTACCTTGTGCGACCAGGACTTCCACCGCGAAAAGGTCGTTCGCAACAGCGTCTTCCATCGCCATTGCGATCACGCGGTCATTCGCGGCCGCGATCGGCTTCAGCGAGCCATCAGTGTGCGAGGTCAAAAGCTTACCGGCTGCGATCGCGGTCTGCGCGAGAGCCTTGCCGCCGCCACCCGGGAGATAGACCTCGATCACGTCTTCAGCTGCTGCCGCGTCACCTGCTGCGATGCCGATTGATTTGTCAGTTGTTGCCGAGCACTCGGTCACGTGCTCATTGTCGGCGCCAATTTTCACGGCCGCGCCTTTGGTGATTGCGGCGCTGGCTTTAAAGGTTCCGATTCTGGGGCTGAAAATGGATGACATTTGAAACTCCTTATTTTGCGATTGTATGAACTAGAGCCCGCTCGAGCGCCTTACTTGCGCTGCTTCCAGAGGTCGGGCTTCTCGGTGCGAACCTGGCTCAGAGCTTCGCTGAACGAGATCGAGCCGTTGCCGGCTTTTACTTTCTCTTCAGCGAGCTTTTGGATTTCGGCGTC